AAAAGTAAACACATATCCAATAAGGTTATCATCGTATTCGTGCAATACTTCTTTTCGCATTACCTGTCCGATGGCACTTTTATTCTTTGGGTGCTTATTTAAATTAGTTATAAACTTAAAGTATATCGTTTGTAGTTGTTCCAACCTGTCTAAATACACCTGCGTTTGTTCATCATCATTTACAATATCTTTTGTATATGGTATTAAATCTGTTACCTCTCCAATGATTTCATACTTTGAAGTAATAAGGTTGTTCTGATAAACTTGGTCTTGAGGATTTACAAGGTGTATAAATATGCGAGGATATTTTGGTGATTCAATGTTTGCGTATGCTTTTGCACCTCTTCCGTAATGTTCAACACCATCTGTAGCAAGTGCTGTATCTTTCAGTATTTGTTCAATTAATCTCATTTGCGTTTTAATATTTGATGTAACTTCTTTGTATACCGCAACTCTTCTGCTTTACGATACATTGTTGTAAAAGCATCAAGATACGATATGTTAAAGATAATATCAAACTTTGTTATATCGCCATTTGATAATGAATAAATTACATTAAATTGCTTGAATTTATCAAACCTGTTAATCCCAGCTTCTATCTCCTCTTCATCGGGAGGTACTACAAGAACATTTACTTCTTTCTTGAGTATGTCAGATAACCACTTAAAAAAAAATCAGCTTCGGGGTACGCTTCAAATAATGGCATATCTAAAACCAACTCTTCAAACTGCTTTATATGTCTTTCATCCCATTTATTACTTGGATGCGAAAAAGGAGCGTAGTAGTTTGCTATGATAGGTGCTACGAGTGAATAATGAGGATAATGATTTGCCACCGCATTCTCTGTAATCTGTTGCATAAAAAGTTTCTGTCCAAGTCGTTCTTTGCTTGGGTCAAGAATTACATCAAATACAAACTCTCCAATATGTAACACCTTTGCTCTTTTGATTGTAAGGACATTTAATTCCTCTTTTAGAAAATCCATTTCGGGAATTACCTTTATTTGAAAATCATCGCAGGGGAAGTTTGCTAATACATCGTAATCAATGCCTGTAAATATTGAAAGTAATCTGATATGGTTTATATCATCTACATAAGTAGCAAGGTTTATGTATTGTCGTAATGTAACTTCACTCCAAGATGTAGGAATGTTGTATTCGTGGTTGTTTATCTTGATTGTTACCATTTCTTTAAAGGACAATGTGATTGTGGTATTATTGTTTTAAACTTCATAATACAGCCACATAATTTAACCTGCTTATTGTTGTATGTTACCTCTTCGCCAAAAATAGGAGTTCCACAAGTAAGATTACCAAGCAACTCTTTTTTAAATTCGCAGGTGTTACAAATGCTCAACCTTTTATTTTTATTTTCCATTCCTAATTAAAAGAAGCAACATTTAAGAATAACGATGTAATTGAAACAACAACTAATACTTTTAACCAACCTTTATTACGCTTTAACTTTTTATTTGACTTATCAAGTCGTACTTTGTATTGGTCTGCGAGGTCGCTACTTTCGGCTACGATGTTGTTACAATGAGCAATTGCTTTTTTATTACCTTCAATTATCCGTTCTAAATTCTGTTCGTGTGCTGTACGGAGTTTTATTTGCTCATTTAATATACAAACCTCTTGCTTTGCAATATCACCGCTTTTAAGGTCGGCAATTACGCTATCCATTATTGATTTTGGTAAACAAACAAGTTGGGTATTTAACTTGGTTGTATCACTTGTAACGCTCTGTGAGGAACCTTTTGTAGTCATTAACAGAAAGGTCAACAACATTGTTATTTTTAGATGCTTCATTTTTCTTTGCTTGTAATTTTTTTAGTTTAAGATTATTCTCTTCAATAGCCATCTTGTAATACTCAACACTATCATTTAGTGATTTAACACTATCTGTATACTGCTTCATATAATACTTACTGCTATCAATTGATTTTATTATTTTAACATCAGAGTTGTAAATCTCTTGGTACTTTGGCTTCCTTAAATAATTTATTGTAACTAATGTTACTACTAATAGTAGTACGGAAATGGCTATGTAAATGTATTTCTTTTGCATTGTTAAATGTTTAATGTTTACAAATGTAATTTATTTTGGAATATGAATTTTAGGTTTAATAAATTTATTTTGGCTTCCAAGCAGGTATGTAACGGCATATCTTGTAGCATCAATTCCGTGATTAAAAATATCAATCGGAACATTTAAACTCTTTCCATCTCTATCCTGTTTCCACCTGTAATTTCTAAACTCTTTAATAAGGTTTACCGAACTCTTTGTTATGTTTATCTTGTATTGCTTCATAAGGTCAATGCCATTACGAATACTATCGGCTCCTTTATCTGCTGGGATACTACGAACACCTGCTAAACGCAATTCATCTATACTCTTTGGTTCGGCACTATCACAAACTACAATGTTTGTCTTTAATGTTTCATCTTGCATTATTAATTTAGCAATCATTTGATTTGTAAGTTGTGTTTGGTACACCGCTTCGTGTAAGTAAATTTCACCATCAGAGTACGTAACTTCTATAATACTTGTCGGGTCGTTGGTGTAACCAAAGTCAAGTCCTAAAACCTTCTTTGGTGATTGTGGTACTTCATCCACTACTTTCCAATTACTAAATACAACACCATCTAATACACCAATCTCTCCTTCTCCAAATACTTTCCACCAATACGGGTCTGTATATCTTCTGCTCTCAATCTCTTTTACAATGTTGGCATCTAAATAATTGTTGTCTTTGTAGGTGCTTTTTATAAATGATATTTCCTGCCTTGTTTCAATCATTTCGTGTACCCAAAATTCTGATACAGGATTAAAGTCAAGGAATGTAGTTTGCTTGGTTCGGACACTTAATTCATCAAACGCTCTTTTATCAATGTTGTTACACTCATTAATAAATAGAATATCCCTTCTTGCTCCTCGTAACTTACTACTTTCATCAGCTGAAAAGAACTCTATTGTGCTTTTACCAACTTGGAAACTATTACTACTCCTGTTGTGCATATCATCTGAATAAATACCTTCCTGTTCAAGTATCTTGATAAAATCCCTTAAAGCACCTCTTTTAAGATGCGGTAAACTTTCAGCAACTATTGATATAAGCAGGTTGTCCTTACGCATCGCAATCAGTATAAGTAATTGTAATACGGAATAGGTTTTACTACTACTCGTTCCACCTTGATTGATTATGTACCTGTAACCATTAGAGTACGCTTCAATGTTTTTAGTAAATACATTAGTAAGTTTCACAGATTATCAATTAAGTTCTTTGTATGCTCGTTTGGTGCTTCCACCTTAAATTGCATCTGCATTGAAACATCACTTGTTTGCTTTGGTGTTCCAAATACCCTACTCAATAAACTTTCTATTGAATACAAACTTCCTTTCTTTAATGAAGTAAACATCGAATTTGCTATTGTCTTTTCAAGAATGGTTGATGCTGGGTTATCGTACACCTGTTTCAGTTCATCTAAAGTCATTGACATAAGCACCTGTATACAATCATTTACCTCCGATAACTTATAACCATTATCTTTTAGAGTTGATATGTATGCTCTTGGTCTGCCTGTTAAATGCCTTCTCTCATCTTGACCTTTCTTAAATGGTTTCAAGTTGCTCTGTTTAGGATTGTGATTTGCCATAGTCGCTAAATTTACTTTGCTTCATTTTCTTAATGTAAGCAGGAATGTTATTCCTAAATAATCCTACTTTGTGATTTGGGTGTATAGCACTTTGCTTATCATCTTCGCCTATGTCGTTGTAACCTTCTGCTATCATTTGCTCGTAATCCATAAATACATCTGAATGCCTGTCGGTATCTCTATCTATATAACAATCTTGCTTACCACCGAATGAATAAATTGTAATAAAGTTAGCAGGTATTCTTCCTACTAATTGATGTTTAAATAAAAGCACCTCTTTTGTATATGTATAGAATGTAATGTTTGGATATCTATCCGCTATGCGTAACCATATTAAAGCATATTCGTATGAGAAGAAATCACCTGCATCGTGTATGCGAATGTACTTACCATTGTACTTCGGCTTTTTTAACTCCTCCACCATCATACACTCAAATACATCGGGAGAGTATAGTACAAGTTCTAACTTTTGTAAATGTGCTTTCTTTACAGCTGGGAAGTTGTATGTACCATTCTTTGCATAACAAAATGCACCGCATACACCTGCATTAGGACAGGTATTAAACTTTGCTCCGTTTGATAGTGTTATATTGTGAGCAGGTAATGTCCATCCGTAAATTCCTGTCTTTTTTAAGTCGCTGTTTTGAGTTAGTAGTTGCATAGTATAACATTAATCATTCACACTTATATCACAGATTTGTTTGTGCTTTTCAATAAGAAAATCAACATATTGTTTTTTATCTCCGTACTTTATATGGCACTCTCTACATAATGCCATTAAATTATCTTTTGTGTCTTTTTGGGTGCTACCACCTATCTTTCTTGACTTTATATGGTGTATATCCACCGCTTTTGAGTTACACACTTCGCAGGGAATAAAATCACTTATATCAAATCCGAATGCTTTAAAATACAATGTTGTATGTTTCTTCAATCTGCTAATCTTTTAATCTCTCTTGCCTTCTTTACCTTTCTAATCCTTTTAACTTCATCTTTTATTGTTTCGCACTTCCACATTCTTGACAGGGAATAGTAAACAATTGTATATCTGTAAGCATCATCAGTAAACTTCTTAAATGGTGTTACTCCATGTACGATGCCTGCTCCATCAAATATTGTTAAGGTGTTATCTTCTATTTGTAATTTGATGTTGTATTCGGGTAGAACAAGCATCCCACCTGCTACTCCGTTCTTAAATGCAACCATATTACTCAAAGCACCATTTATATTTCCGCTATCGTGGTGGTATTGTAGTACATTGTCTTTATTTATAATTCCACTTGTAAATACGCTGTTTGGTATTCTCCACTCGCTTAATACTTCGCTTGACTTTTGGTTGTGGTATGCGTATGTTTCGGGAAAGTATTCTTTGTATATCTCGGATAGGTTACTTGCAAAGTTGCAAATGATTGTATGTTCTTTTGGTGATGTAGATGCCATTTGTGTAACAGAACAATAATCTTGTCGTAATGGACTACGACCTCTAAAACCAAAAATAGCACTCGTAGTTGATATTCCGTGTTTTTCAGCGGTTGCAATTCTTGTAGCCGTATTGTATTTAATGGTTTTACAGCAGGTTCTTAAATCTTCTGTATCAATCCAATCAATTGCTTTGTATAATAAAATAGGTTTTCCATCTTCTACCAATAAAGCATCTCCTTTAATAAGGATTTCAGCATCGGATTCAGTTGCGTAGCGTGATTTATACTCTTTTAAGTTTAAATCTCTTTTTTTAACATCTATAACTCTCATATTATTGATTTTATTATTTTAATAAACCTTTTGCACCTTTCAATATCTTCGGAATGAAGTGGTAGCATTGATAACATAAGCAATTTAGTATAGTTTTTCAACTCTTCGGTGCTTCTTGTAGGATAATTCCCAGCGTACCAACTAAAAAATACATTACGAAGGTTCAATAAATAGTTTTGTTCTATCTCAATGTCTTTTAATGCGTAATCATATCCGTACAAACTCTGTAACACTTTTGCGTAATCATAATGCCTGTCCCCAAATATAGATTGTTTGTCGCACCAATTACCCCTCGGGTCTATAAACTTAACACCATCAAATACATTTGTAAATACCGCATCGCCCTGTATTATTGAACATTCCGAATCAGCTTTTATTTTAGTCAAGTTGGTTATATCCGTTATGCTTATGCCTAATTTATTGTAAAGTTCAACATTATTGTTATATCTGTCAAGTGGTTTTGTGTTGTAACCCCAATCAACATCAAGTTGTTTATCTACATTACAGCTATAAGTATGAATGTTGTACAATGCTTCAAGCAGGTCAATAATATGTTTTTCTGTTAATTTACCACAAAGTAAAAGGTTTGAGTATGTTGCTTTCTTAATCCTGTCAAGTATTATCTCTTTATTAGATACATAACGAACTCCTGCAAAGTATTTATTGAGCAATTCAGCAGGTAATGTATCATAGTAGAACCTTTCGTTCCTTAAATCTCCGCTTTTTATAACTATATCCTGTTGTATTGTAAGTTTGTGGTGCTGTCGTGCTTCATTGTCCAAAGCATAATAAACACCTGTTTCTTTTTGCAGGTCTTTAAAAGCATTTATTGACTTATCATCAATGTAATAATCCGCATACGGCTTTCCAATAATCAATTCGTGGTGCTTTATGTTATAATCTGTAAGGAGTTTTTCAATTACAGGAACTAAATTGTCTTGTATTTGCTGGATATTTCCATTATACGATAGCATACCCCGAGCGGTGAATAAAATGATTTTAGCACCATTATCGTAAAGGTAATTACAATAATCAATGTTACTCTTTATCGGTTCTTGCTGTAAAAGTATGTCGTGTATTAGAGTTCTATCAATATCAAAACAAAACACCTTATCTTTTATGCTTAACTTTTTGCAATAGTTTTGAAGTTGGAATGGAGTACCTACACAATCAAACTCGTTTGATATGTCTGTTGTTGTAAATGTATTTTCCTTGATAGCGTTCATTACTATTTTAGAAAGGTAGTATTCTCCATCAGCATTTTCAAGGTAGTTGTCTAATATGACTGATTTGCTGTTAAATAAATAAACACCTGCATTTGCGATGGTGCTTATTGCTTCTTTTTCAACTATTGATGTAATACGCTCTCCATCTAATGTTAAATAGCTGTATAATCCTGTTCTTTCATTATCTTTAAAAGACATTATCATATTACCACTATTAGATATCTTGCTTACTGCTACATCATTTAGTATTGTGTCGCAATCTACACAAAGTATTGCTCTATCATCAAAGTGCCTTACCACCTGTTGTATTGTATCTCCTGCTCCTTTGCTATCATTTAATACATAAATAGTAAGTTGTTCAGCTGTAAAAACTTTTTTTAGTACATCTGCCTGTTCCTTTCTACAAGCAATATTTATATGTCCGTATCTTTTTAAAAGCGGTTCTGCTACATTCTCAATAACCATTTTACCATTTATATTGATAAACGGCTTGTCTGTATTGTAACCAGCATCTAAAAACCTTTTACCTACTCCCATCATAGGTATCAATACATTCATCGTAGTAGTTTTATTTCTTTGTAAATGCTTTTTGTCCCGTTCTTAAATCCAATATAACTTGGAAATCTTGTTACAAGGTTGTTACACGATTGTTCCTCTAACTTTGCCCTGTCCTGTAACAACTGCATTCCGCCTTTGTTGGTGTAGTTCTTTGTTTTTGCAGATACATAGTTTAACCTTACAACACCATCGGCATAAATTGAATACAGGACACTTCTCTCGTAATCAGTTTTGCATTCTTCACTTACTAATAACCTTTTATCATCACAGGCAACAAATCCGTATATGTTTGCTACAATAAATCCGAATCCAATTAAAGAACTCGTTTGCATAAATAGTTTATTTGCTGATGGATATACACCCCAAATCTTTTTATTACACTTCTCCATCAAATTGAAACCGCTTTCTATTATTGATTTTGGCTTCTTATCTATAATGGTTATAATCCCAGCTACATCATCTTCAATTAAAAGCACTCTTGTACCATTCTCGAAGTATTGATGTATGTAGTTAAACTTGTCTTTTGCACTTTCAGTATTAGCACAAACTATGTTTATACCTTTATTTACAACAGAAGCATACTTTGAGTACTCTTCCATATTGCTTACAAACAGGTAAATATCTTCGTTCTTTACTAAAAGTTCATTACAAGCAAAGTGTAATGCCTGTTTATTGATTGTTGTATGCCTATGATAAGTTGGTATTGCTACTTTCATTTGATTGCAGATAGTTATTTAATAAGTACATTACGGCTACGCTGTTATCTTCGAATTTGTTCTGCTCACATACTACGCTCAACTTTTTTAATACTTCTTCGTACTCATCTAATTCGTAAAATAAAACAACCTGCTTTATACTCGCATTTATAAATGTATCTAACTTTTCAGTTAAACTTTTAGCGTGTACTCCTGTTGGTTCTAATCCTGCAAACTCTTCAATTTTAGGAATGTTCATTCCCCAATCATCTAAAAGAGTTGTGTCCCACTCATTAGCAAGAGCATCCCAATCCCACTCCCCGAAACTATTGTTGTCTTTAATTACAAACTCTTTCTTTTGGTCTTCAGTAAGTCCATCAGCTTTTATGATATGAACTTCTTTTAGACCTGCTTCAATACAGGCACGATACCGCATATTACCTCCAAGAATAATCATATTCTCATCTACAACTATCGGTCGTAGTTGCAACATCTCGGGAAAGTTCTTAATACTATTTACAAGTTTCTTGAACTTATCATCCTTTATTACTCTTGGATTGTTTGGGTTCAGTTTTACTTCTTCTACTTTGACTTTGGTTGTTTTTGGATTTGCCATTTGTAATTATATTTATATCAATGTTATGTACTGCTTTCATTAACTTTTTTTTATACTGAAAGATTGCTCCTGCTGGTGTTGACTTTCCTTTGCCTATCAAATATGGATTCTTAAAATCTTGCACTTCCTTTCTACCATCAGCGTATGTAATAACAAAATCAGCAATGTATTTTCCAATAAGAATATTATTTACTACAAACTTATAGGTTACCTGTCTTTCAATATTTGTTATTCTCTTGCTATCATCTTCTTCTGTCATTGCAAGTACAAGTAATTGCCATTGTTTAAACTCACCTATGCTATCAAAGATGCCGTCAGCGGTGTTAATCCTTTTTGCTTTATACTTATTCATATAGTTCAAATTCTACTATAAGATTATGAACTTGTGGTTTTTGCTTAATTAATCCAAACTCTAATAGTTTTCTTACAACCTTTATGTTTGTTCTGTTGCACTTGCCATCTTTATTTTGAATAAATACATTCTCTTTTATCCAAGTATTGTTCACCTGTATTAAACTCCCACCTGCTTTAATCTGATTTAGTAGTTCAATCTGTGCTTTTGATAAAGTAATCATAATCGTTAAATGTTTATGGTTACAATAGTAAACATTGTAATTAACATATCAAAATAGCGGTCAAAAAAAAAGGGGCTGAACATTACGCTCAACCCCTTAAACTCAATAGACAAAGGCATTACAAATATAATTACATTAGTTGCTTATGATATATCTTATAAAGATTTTCTTTCTTTACTTCATTTGTAACTTCGTAATGCTCCAACCATTCTCTCGTTAAAAATATCTGTCTTTCAAAACCCTGTTCTTTAAAGTGTAAGAACATTCCACTACTCAACATAAACTTTTTGCTTACCATATAAATCCTGCTGGTCTCCTCTTCGTGTATTACTACATCTTCAAATGTTGTACCTTCTGATAGTATGTAATGGTTAAATCCGTAAGCGTTTGCTTTATTTAACAGGTGTTTATTCCTGCTACGATGTAGGTGTAGTTGGTTGTTTGTTACACTTATCCTTCCGATTGACCTCCTGTATTTTTCAGCAGGTAGTTTTAAATAAAGGTCAATGTATAGTTGAGAATGGAACTTTGTCCTTTCGATAATCAACCTGTTTCCAAATTTATCTGTTGCCATCTTGTATAGGTTTTATAATGTTTAAAACTGCTTGAGTTAACTCCGATACATTCTTATCTGTATTGTTTATAATACAATCAATAACTGATACATCAACACCAAGTACAACCGCTAATTTAATTCGCTGATGTCCATTTAATGAATTAACATCTTGTAGCAATTTACCGAATGTAGGTCTTGTTATTCCTAATGATTGTATTACATCTTCTTTACGGATACCCCTGCATCTAATCATCTTTTCTATTATTTCTTTCTTCTGCATAATTGTTTATTTATTGAAATGTACATACACACGAATCATCGTTGTCATCAAAATCTATTTCAGCTGTTGTAGGTAAACTTGCCATCCTTACCAAATCTTTTATTGTAACCCTGTCCCTATACATTGTATCTCCGTACTTGTCCTCAATTTTTTGCATCCAATCAATAAAGCGAGTTCCGTATTGAATAATTTCAATTAGGTTTTTATTACTCTTCTTCCAACATAATTCGCAATTACCATATTTTGAATGTATGCCAAGTTTAAACGGCTGTTTATCAAAGAATAAGTTCAAGTCGTTTTGTGTAACAGGTTTTTCAAAATCTGTTATTAAAGGGAATATCCTTTTTGTGTCAACTTTTATTTCAGCCCAAGATATTCTTTTAGGCATATCTTCATATCTAAATCCAAGAGCCATAACATAATTATTGATACCGAATATTTCATCAGCAAATTTTTTTGATGGATATGTTTTCATTCTTGAACTGCAATACGGAGCATTTGTATTAGGTAATCCACCGAAACTACCTTTTGTCATATGCATAATAGCGTTCTCAAATGGTTGAGCGGTCATATTCAGTTCATCCCAATCAACAATCTTGTAACCAATTCCAACTCCTTTTACATTGCTATATACACCTTCTATTTTAACAATATCAATTCCCCAAGTACGCTCAATGTTTTTTAAGAAATCAATTGTTTCAATCCTTTCCATTCCTGTATTAGCAAAACAATACACTTTGTTATAATCTTTGTATTTGTCAGATGTATGTATATGGTAGGACATCATAGCAGAAGAGCGACCACCGCTTATTGCAACAAAGATATTTTTATCCATTGTTACCTCCGTATGTTTCGTTGTAGTATTCTTGTGCTTCTTCGATTATACCATCACCAAACCAATCAACATTATTAACCATTCCTCTATTAAATGCTTCAACTATCTGTTGTTCAAACATTATGTTGGCTTGTATAATTGCTTCCTTTGTTGGCATATCTCCATTATTTAATTGCTCAACTAACCAATCAACTGCTGTTATGTTATCCATTGTTACCCCCTTTGTAAACACTTTTAATACTACCAAAGGCATCTCCTTCGCTTCTGCTTCTTCTTTGCTTTTCAAATGTTGTATGTTGCCTATGCTGGTTATCTCGTACATTCATTACCTCCGCAAATCTTTCATCAAGGAATTGATTTAACCAATCAAGTAATACATCATAACCAAAACCTCCATACAACTTTCCATACTGCTGTTGTTTAAATGCAAGATTGATAAATGTTTTTAGTTCGCAAACTGATAGCTGTTGTAATTCCTTGTTATCTGTAAGGTATTCTCCCATCGTAAGTATTGCTTGGTTGCTTACTCCTTTGCTGTTTGATAATAAACTTACATAAGTTGCAATCGCTTCTGTAATATGTAACTGAACAATCTGTTTACTACCACTATTGATAATCTTTGAAAGTGTTGTTTTATCCTTATCAATAGTTGCTTTTACCATTGAGTTAACTGAATTATAAACTGCTTCCGTTTGAAATAGCACTTCGTAATGCTTCGGCAAGTTGTTGTGCTGATGTTGTGTTATTGCTTTGCTTTCCATTGTTTCTTAAATATTGAATTATGTTTGGTAGTTGAGAATTAATTTGTCGTAGTTGAATTTGAGTTTGCAACCAAGTTGATAGTTTATTCCAATTGTTTAATATGTAATTCCATATATCAATTGACCTGCTCGTTCCTGCTTGAACACTTTCAACCGCACTTATGTAAGTAATGATGCTCTTTAATGCCTTACCATCAGCTTGAGTTACAGCCATCGGTAACCCCCTGCTTTTAATGAAATCGGAATAAGCCGACATAAATTCGGTATAATTCTTCTTAATTTCTGTATTTTCCTCCGATTTCACGGACTTTCTTGCCTTTGGTGGTATGGTTGTATCAGTTAAAGTAAATTCATCCGTTAATTCTTTTATTTTAAATTGCTCCGAATTAACCTTAACCATATCCATTTCCTTATCCTGTTCCTTATCCTTTACCTTATCCTTATCCTTAACCCTTTGCAAAGGGTTTGGTAAGGGTTTGGTATCATCATAATTTTCAAGGATTGATAACAGGTTAAATTTAGTAAGGTTTGAAATAACTGATTTATGTATTTTGTTGTTTGCTTTTAGTTCTCCATATTGAAATAAAACAAACTGCGGTAAAAACCATTTAGAACCAGCATCAAATACAATAATCTTTCCTGCAAAATAATCTAATACATCTTGCTCGTTTAAATTAATTAATCCTAATCTAACTTTTGCAACTTCAAACTCAACCTGCCATATACCACAATGGTCGCAATCACAAAATAAATAAACATAAAACAATTTTGCTTCTACTGATATTCCTTTCATAAATGACTTACGGAATATGTTTGTATCAATAAATCGTTTAGCCATTGTCCACCTCCTTTGCAAATGTTATAACATAACTTGTAGTTGATGTTTTTTGTGGTGGATGTATCTCGCAAAGTTCACCTGTCCTTGTATCAACGATAAACTCAACATCCTTAATTGATTTTAAAAATGCTTGTCGCTCTTTTATCTTGGTATTTAACTCCTCCACCTGTTTCATCAAGTCAAGCAATACAGCATCACCACATTTAGAATAATCATATTTAACACCTGTTTCTTTTAAAGTAAATTCTGTTCCGTATGAAATAATCTTTTCTTTTGCTGAATACTTCTGTAGTTCATTTACAACAAGTGGTTTTAATGTTTCTGATACCTTATCAAGTGCTTCTTGCACCGCTCGTATAGTCGCTATTGACTTTATTACATCAGCATTACCATCCATTACAGGTTTGATAATTGTCTTCGCTAAATTATCAATGGCTACCTTACTTGGTAGCCACTGATTATTGATTGATAGTTCTTGCATAATTAATAACCCCCCCCAAACATATCGTCCATATCATTCTCTATCTCTGTAATTTCTTCTTCTCTAAAATTATCAACGATACCACTTTTGCTCAACTCTTGTTCTAATTTGCGTAATGTTTCAAGGTCTGCTTTATTTACTTTGTACTTCTCCAATATCTTTGATAGCTTACCACCTTCCTGTATAAACTTTATTGCAGATTGTCCCTTTGCGTTTGGACTTCCGTTCTTGTTTGTCAAGTTTAACCATTCTCTATTATCATTTTGAGCAGGTTGCTGTTGAACAGGTTTTTTATAACCTACATTATCGTTACCTTCTCCATCTGTGTCTTCATCAGCCACAATATTTAGGATAGCACTTACGGAGTATCTTTTTAAGTAAGACAAACCACCTCCGAGCCGTTGTAAATTGTTTACTTGGTTCGCTTCCCAAGTTTGATAATGCAATTTAGAAGCAATAAACTGACCGCTTGAATGAACCACTCTTGTAATCACGCTATCTCCTGCTAAATGTTGGTCTATGTAACAATCAAGGTCTGCGAGTGCTGGTCTTACGATATTCATTATATCATCCAATTTAACATACCTGCGTTTAACAGAAGCGTTGATATTTGCTTCTCCGTTCTTTTCCACCTTCAAATTAAGTTTGTGGAATTTAACAAGTGCTTGATTAATCTTGTCCGTTTGGATTGATGTCCAAAAGTGTTCAGTATGAAATAATAATTCATCATACTTGTAAGCAGTACTTTCAACTGCGGTAGGAGTAATCTCAACTACCTCTTTAATTTTGTTTGCCATTTGTTTATTAATTAGATACTACGAATTTATAAAATTTCTTTTCTGTTATTTAATTGCTCTGCTATTGAAGTGAATTTATTTTCAACAATCCTTATCAACTCTTTACCATATTCATAAGGAATGTTACTTTCTTCAAGTACATCAATCATTTGAAGTAAACAATCATTCATCTGTTCTGCTATCTTGTAGTGTACCTTTGTGCTTATCCAAGAATGTATATGAGCGTTGTCTTCGTGAAATAAAACAGGCTCTGTAATAATACCTATCGTTGCTTGAATCCAATCTCTTTTACCTTTATCAGCAAATTCAAATGTAAATAGTTCACGATTAATCGTTGTGTCTTGCTTATTATTAGTATCGTAAGCAAACATCAATTTAATTAATGCCTGTTGAGTATGCTTACCTAACTCGGCAAGTTCATCATCTGTAAGGTCAATTATATTTTTCATATCATTAAATTAAAAAGGGGAAACACACTTGCTTCCCCTTTGTAGTTAGAATTAATTTATTTTAGATTGTTACAAATACGCTTTGTGCTGTTTTACTTTCAACATAAGCCATCAACTCGTTGTATGCAATATTGCTCAACCTATATCCTCCACCATTCATAAGGTAGTTCTGCTTACTATCCTCATTGCTTGGTGCTGATGTATGGTTTGTGTAACGAGTAACAGCATTAAACAATCCCCAAATGGTTCTTCCCTCTAAATCTATTTCTGTTTGCAGGTTATCAGCAAATAAAACTAATTTATTCTTGGTCTTTGTAGATAGGTCTTCTAACTTGTCTGTCTCGTTAACAGGTGGGAATAACTTCTTGATTAACCGCTCAACAATCTCATCTTGTAAAGGCATATCAGCCATTCTTTTGAAGCTGTCCATTACCTTCTCTTCAAATCCAAGTGTTAATCGTAAGTCCTCTGCTATTGCTTTTACTCGCACCAATGCGTTTGATGTATGCTTAACTTTTGCAAGGTCTTTGTATGCCTTATGGAATGTATTCTGACAAACGATAACCGTATTTGTAGTTCCAAACCCGATTGAACAGCTACCATCGTGGCTGTTGTTTGCTGTAATGTAACGCTTGATGCCACTCTTACCGATAAATTCATCCGCTAACTGCATTTGATAAAACACCTTTGAGCCATTCTGTAAGATACCACCTTTGCTTACATCAAGGTTGAGCATCTCCGTTGCTTGAACAAGTAGTTGTACAAGTGTTGCATTCTGCATAGGCTCATACCTATCTTTTACCGTACCCAGCCATTTGTTATTGTCGTTGCGGAATAATCCGTAGCTGTCTGTTGGTAGTCCGTCGACCGCTGATACAAGTGGTAGTTTCTTAACTGACCAATTTGTTTTTGTTGCTTCGAGTATGTCAAATACTCTTTCTTCTGTTGTTTGTTTCACTTTGTTTATTGTTTTTAATTTGTGCCTACTCTAATCAGTTTTCGGCTTCCCTGTTTTTATTTTATTTTTCTAATTATGAATTGATGCCTTTCGCCATCGTACCACTCATCATCAAACTTATTCAGCACCCAAGTCAACATATTTATTGTTTTCTTATTTGACCTGCTACAATATACATCTACATAGCAAGGAGAGAACATATCATCTGTAAAACCTTCGCACCATTCTAATAAAGCTTTTACTTGCTTCTTACCGATTGTAATCTCGTAGGCATCAGCTGGGAATAGCTTATTCAAGTATGCTGTTATGTGGTTGTTTTGCTTATACACAACAATATTGTGAACGATGTATGCAAGTGTATCAGCATCAAGAGGGGGACAATCCCCCTCAAACAATTCCATCGGCTTATTATTGCTGTTAATTGCAACTAATTCTATCGGCTCATTCCCGTATTGAGAATAGCACTCCCAATTTGTTTTTACTTCTATCTTTATCATATTAAGAAATGTTTGCGATTAAGTTTCTAAATGAATGATTATCTAAATTGTTGATGTATGTTTCAACCATATCGGCATCAAGTACTATCTCTTCTTTCACCGCATCTAAATCAACATAATCTTTTACGCTATCCCAATTTAATTCACTTGCATCATCTAACCATTGAAAGCAATCACTTGCATCAAAGTGTGACATAACATCATCAAATGAAATATTACCTTTTCTAAACTCTTCTGTAACTACTTCTTCCGTATCAATGTAATCAGCAACATCATCACTATCTAATGAGTTGTTTCTAAAAGCATAATTTAATAAAGTAGACCAAGAATATTTTTCATCAATCAAATTAACAATCTCCGCTTCGTTGTACTGCTCACTTATGTAAGCATCAAGGTCTTCAATCTTGGAATTGAAATTTTCGCTATATACAGAATCAGTTACACCCTGTTTAACAAAAGAATGGTTCATATTAGTTAATGCTCTTACAACATCAATTACTTTGTCAGCAGGTAACTCATAAATGATTTCTGCTATTGTACATCCATCCAGCTGTCCGATAACTGCTGATATAGATTTAGCAATTGTTTCATCTCTGTTTGTAATGTTATCTCGTGATAATTGAAGTGCTTGTCTAAATTGATTCAACTCTGCATTTAAAGTATCAAGTTCACCTTTAAGTTTAGCAAGTTCTAAAGTAGCAGGAGTAATCTCAACCGCATTTGTTGTTGTTGTTGTAAACTCGTTGTTTACATTGTTTGTGATTGTTGAATTGTTATTCATTTTATTTGGTGTTCAGTAGGGGTTAAATCCTGTTCCCGATTGTTATTGTTAGATTGTGCGTTTAAGCAGTCGCACCCCTGCATTGTTTATTCTGCTGTTTGTGGTTCTGTTGCTGACCAAGACATCAGCATATAAGGATTGTAACCTTTATTTGATAGTTGCCTGTATAAGTCAGTAAATTGATTTGGTGTAAGTACTGTAAGGCAATAGCCATCGGCATAGTATTTAAACTTTAACGATGGCATTACATCAAGTAAGATATGTTGGTTGCTGTTAAGTAGCATTACTATTCTATTCATTAGCACCTCCCATCTTATGTTCAGACCAGCGTCCCCAATTATCACGAAGCTTCACCATCTTGATGCCCTGTGTAAGCAAGTCGTTTATAATATCAAATGCTTCCGCTCTATCAGAAGCAATAATCATTTCTACCTGTTCAACATTATCCTTGATAACATTGAACCAAATTTGATACGGCTGTAATTTCATTTTATTTTGTTTCTAATAATTCTAATTCAATTGCTAATACTAAATAGTTGCTTGACATTAATCTATTCCAACCTTTCTCCGTAAGTGAAAGTGCTATCAATCTTTTAAGTAGTTCCTCCCTCTTGTAGTCGCTTGAATAAATGCTTTCAATACAGGTTCCTTTAATCATTCCTATTAAATAACCTAATGAGTGTTTGTCGTTACGCTTCCTGTTGCTTACAACCTTGATAAACGCATCGTGATATTGCTTTTCTAATTTTAACATTGTCTTTTGAGTTTTTAATTATTGTCCGAATAATGATTTTGTGATTTCTTGTGCGGTTAATTCTTCAAATGTTTCTGATTGTGAAACTTTTAATATTGATGCATAACCACCTTCTTCTAAACCTTCGTGCTGGATATTAAATGCAATCTCTTCAGCTAAAGCATAACTTTTAACGAAGATGATTGTATCAGACACAAACAATACATCGTTGTAATCTATTGTTCTTTGTAATGAATCAAAAGCCATTTGACCTAAAATGCTTTTAATAAATTGACCGCCTTCGTTTGATGTTATAACGATTGCCTTTGTTGTAAGTGTGTTTTTGAATCTTTTCATTTTATTTTGATTTATAAGTTATTTTATCTTTTTTATTACAGGTTTGAAACCGAAGCTTGCATATACTTCAATCATTCCAAGTATATCGGATTTGTTAATTGCTCCCGATGTTTTGTACTTCTCGCCATTCTCAAAATAATAGTCGTAATGATTTGAGCGTTCGATAAAAACAATTCTTTTTCTGTTTGATGCCATTGTAATTTTATTTTTGAGTTTTACTGCATTATTGCATTGACCATACAAGCGGACTCGAACCGCTGACTTTACAAATTATTCATTTAACGATTATCTCTGCTGTTTTACCTGTTAAACTATGTATGGTTGTCTTACCACATTACCCACCCTTACTACAGGTAATCATCCTGCTTCTGTTGTTGTTTTATTTCTTTGCTGTTTTCCATTCGTTCAACTTGTTCAGCAGTTTGTCGCTTACTTGGGCATCTATCACAGATGGCTATCTATTTCTATATCAAAGTATGTTTAGATTTGACTACTACGGTAACACTTTCGCACAAAGAACCATTACCAAAAACTTTGGGTGTATCAAAAGCAGGTTTCTACAACCTGTTGCCCGATATAGTGAGTTTACTACTTGTGATTAAACAACCTTCACTCACTAACCTGCTGTTATGCCTAACAGCAACCTCTTAATCTTGCCGAAGTATGTACACTTGCAATTGCACATACAACTCATAAGCGGTGGGATTCAAAGAACGATGGAGCAATGTTCATCATAATTTCTGTAAGTGTTAAAATAATTTAACATAATTTTCCTAACTCATTGAAAATAAGCATAATAATTTTTCTACACTTACGAACAGGAAACGAACTTTTTGGGGAATGGTGCTTTAACAGGAAACGACAACTCGCTATCCTGTATCGTAGTTACTTACGATTATAAAAGGCAAAAAAGATGGTGATTAAAACCACCACCTGCGAACAAATAACAAAATAAAATAACAGCTGTAAAGAACAGTCGCTTATCAAACAACTTAATATATCATCAAAAAAAATACAACTTGTAATTAAAGTTACAAGCAGTATAAAAAGAAAATCAAAAATCAATAACTCATTCTTTGACCGCTTCATTTGTTGATTGCATTTCAGTAAATGCGTTTGTTATTGCTTTGCCTAATGCACCAACGATAATAAAAATAATTGCAAGGTTTGGTTGATTATCAATAATAGCAGTAACAGAAACTCCAGCACTAACTAAATTTAAAAAGTCTCCAATGATTTTTAACCACATTGCAGTCGGCTCTGCATAATATCCTTTCTTTAATTTTAATTTTCCCATTTGATATAAGTTGTTTTATTTTTTAATTTTATTGCTCTTAATACTTTCATTCTTTGTTCTCCTTCAAGTGAAACAGAACAATGCACCCAATTTGGATTGTTATCATCACCAAATTCCCAAATCAGTTGGTCAAATGTCAAGTTGTTTTTAATGTAGTTGAAAATAATTTTATTACTCAATCCACTCGTTAAAGTATCGCAATCTAAATCTATTGCTTCTCCTTTACAATGCTGGCTTGTAGTACTACCACCTATTGCTTTATTTAATTGAACGGAACGATAAAATGATGTAATAGGAATTTTGCAATTGTATTGTTCACACAAAGGGTCGTAAATCCAAGCACATAATTTAATCATTGCACTTACTTCTTTTCCCTGCGGTGTATTATCAATCCCCTTACGAATTGCAGTATTGCTTTTAATACACTCTTGTAATGTAAGGTATTTTCCTATTTTCATTTGAATAAACTTATTCCTATTGAAACAACACTTAATGCACCAATGAAAATCAACCACAACTTATACATTCCTTTTCTTTCGTATCGGTCGTTCTCCAAGTGCCTTATTCTATTTTCTATGTCTTCAATTAATTTAGTTTCTATTCTCTCAACTTTGTTTACTAAATTCTCGTGAGCATCTATGTGGTTCTTTTGTCGCTCAACCACTACGAGTAACAATTCTCTATCGTTCATTTTACCATAGTCCATTTGACAAATATACATTTAGGTTTTTGATTTTATTTTCAGTATTATGCAACTAAAAAACTACCTGCCAAAACACACTACCATTATCGTTTATGTTTGTGCTTCTAATCTCAAAACTAACTTGCTGTATTGTATTTGTGGTGTATATGTATAAGTTGCCTATCGCAGTTGTGTTATCTTGGTTACGAGTTACAATAATCGGTTGACCTGCGTAGTAACATTCAACTACTGCTTTTCCATTTACAAGGTCTACAATTCCACTTGTAACAAGACCGATATCGGGTAATAATGTAGATGATATTTCTTGATTAACACCATCGGAAATCCATTCGTAAGTTATTTCTTTTGCCATATTTAATAATAATAAAAGATACAAATTGTTCCACCGCTATTTACTTCTGTTAAAGTACCTGCTGATGCTGGTAATGGAGCGTAAGTAAAAGTTTGGTTAAAACCTGCAAATCCAACAGGACCTATGTTTGCTTGTCCTTTAACATCAAATATCGCACCTGTTCCTATTCCTGTAATAGTACCACTATTTGCACTTGCGACATATGCAAACCAATACAGTCCTTTTGTTAATGATAATGATAATCCCGTTATGCTTTTGCTACCCGTACTATCAATTGCCATTGTACCAAAATCAATTAATCTATTTAATGGTTGACAAGTAGTAGCATCGTTTGAATACAACCCAACTCTACAAGTAGAAGATGCAGGTGCAATAGTATTTACATTAATTCCTATTCTACTAATTGTAATATCAGCATCAATAAAAAGTGGAACATACCTAATCGCTAATTGATTTGTAAAGTTAGCGTTTGCAGGTGGGAATAATCCATTGTTATACCACCTTCCTGCTTTTCTAAATTGTGCAAATCCTGTTAGTTTATTATTGAATGTAGTAAAATCAGAAGATGATAAAGCACCTCTATTTGTTGCAGATGCGGTTGGAAGATTAAATGTATGCGTAGTTCCTGTTGATGCAATATTAAAATCAGTTCCACTACTATTACTTGCAAATGTTTGTACTGCTCCACTCAATCCATTTAAAGCAGTCATTCCCGTACCTGCCATTATACCACTTTGTTGAGTGATTGTTACAATGGTTGATGCGGTTGAAGGTGGTGGACTTCCAGCAGGGTAATACTGCATAGATACCTCTGTATGATTTGTTGTACTCCAAACTATTTCATAATACTGACCACCAATTACATCAAGCAAATAATTCCAACTTACAATTATATGTCCATAATCAGATACAGATTTCCTTTGTGGTACAGAAACAAAACCTGCTGAACCTGTAACATCACTTCCGTTTAACCTCAACCAAATAGTTACATCGTGAAGTGCATTACCTATATTCTGAAACTGCGAACTAAATTGAAGATTATAAATTCCTGTATGAGCAAAAGTGATACGAGTTAAGTTAGTGCCATCAGTAACAACAGAAACACCATTTGATAAATCAGTTGTTCTAAAAATCATTGCAACTCCTACATTACTTGAAGGAGCAGTTTGTGTAAATCCATCTTGCCACATTCCATAATATCCGAGTGGTGTTGGTGTTGAAGGAGCAGAATTTGTCCATTCTACACCATCAAAAGCCAATACATCACCTGTTGTTGGAAGCGGTGCATTTACATCTGTTAAATCATCAAGTGCTATTGATTGTGCTGGGATATCTGTCCAACTTACCCCTAATGAATTTGTATCATCAGCTGTTAGTACTTGTCCATTTGTGCCAACTTGCAATGGAATATATTTTCCTTCTACACCATCTAATACTAATATCTGACCTTTTGCAGTTAAAGTTAAATCTAATAATGATAATAAACCTTGAATAGTACTTACATCACTTTGCAATGTACTTACACTACCTTCTATGTTTGTAATATCTAATTCTATTGCATCTATTAAATCTTGCAAATCATTATCTGCATTTGTTCTTGCCGTTGTTTCATTACCTAATGCAGTATAAAAACCACCGATTGCAGTTTCGACATATTGAATTGTTGCTAATTGATTATCTCTATGAAATGAATCTATTAATGTTAAATAACTATTTGTTCCATCACCAATGATAACTTGTAAATCATCACTAATAAATCCAAATTCACCTTCCAATAAAACAGGATTTGCATCTAACCATTCTGCTGATGTTCCTGTTCTGATTTTTATTTTTATGATTGCAGGTTGGCTCATTATGGTTGTCCTCCGTTTATTAAATTAAATCCGTTTATGTCAATGTATATCGTTTGTGGTTGTCCACCATCAATCAAATTATACTGCGGACAAGGAGTTGATACAGGGGATAATGTTTTTATGATTGCAGTTGCATTTATTTTATCTTTAATACTTGCAGTTGCAACAATACTAAATTTGATAACAGCAGTAGCAGTATATTTCATATCGGTGTTACTCCTTCAAATATGCTTCGCTTAACTTCTTCAAGTTCTATATCTGTATCAATACATACTTGTAAGTTACCTTCAAATAAAGGATTTTCAAATGAAACAACCACTTCTACATTTGCCATCTTTTCTAATGCGGTTAAACTCTCATTTACAGATAAAGCAACAGAAACAATACCACCAACTGCATTACTGATAACTACATCTCCAAAACCTTCAGCACTCTTATCGTTTAAACTCCATTTACCTATTATTCTGTTTCCCTTACCATACAAAGCAACGAGTAAACCTGTTGCATCAGTCAAATCAACAGCAGTACCATTATCATCTTTGATAGTGATTTCTATTTCGTATGTCGCTCCTCTTATCATTCTTTTATTTCTCCTTCTTGTTTTAATAAGTTATGTGACCAGCTTTTAGCAGATAATCCACCCCACAATAAATAAGAAATAGTACCGCACGCTTTTGTATCATTCGGGTCGTAGTATGTTTCGGCTCTACTTAAATAACTGTACATTCGTTTTATTGTAGATAAACTTAATGCTTCTCCGTTTGCAAGTTGTTGTGCTCTTACTTTACCAACTTGTGTAGCACATTTATTATTTACTTTTTTATTTAACTCAATTCCACGCTTTGCATTATTGCTTATTGATTTTGGATAACTACCAAATGTCTTTTCTGCAAATGTTTTTTTCTTTGCAAGTATCAAACTACTATTTGCAGAATAACCTAATTTAATTAATCTTTCAAATTCAGTCTCAAAATCCATTATACTATCTTAACAATTTTAGTTACATTCCAACAATAAATTCCATTGACAAATATTCTTTCAATAATAGCATAATCTCCATTATCATAAAACAAATCAATGTTACCACTATAATCTGTTGATACAAAATTATCAGCCGATGCTCCACCTAATGTAACAATCTGAATAGTAATTGAGCCGTGCAAAGTATTTGGTTTTATAACAATAGGACAAAACCAATAATCTTTTCTTATTCTTGAAATACTTTCAGCATTACAATCCAATCTAAACTCACCAAAAATATCTGAATGAGTTAAGTAAGAATCCAAATCTACTTCACCCAAACAACCTGTAATATCAATTGTTGCATAAATGTTTCCACCTTGCTCGTTTAAATAACCGCCATTTGCTATTGTATCAAAGTTTACATTTAATGTATTACTAACTGCAAATGATATTTTCAAATTTGCTAAAGTTCCTTCAAAATTTCCACCTTCTAAATTTAGAAAAGCATTCGTAAAATTATTTCCATAAATATCACCATTGATAAATTCATTACAATATATTCCACCTTTATTGAAAAAATTTTGATTAATAGCATTTGGAGATGTTCCACCTTTTGAACCAATAACAGAACTATTGATTAACTTATTTTGTGATACATTATTTGCGTGTCCATATATATTGTACCAAGTACTCGTTGTATCAATATCATTATTTCCAATTATTACAGGTGTAACAATACTAGCATTTAAAAAATCATTTGAACCAAAAGTATTGTTGAAATTATCATAAACCTTACCGATATTAATTAACCCACTTTGAATATTAAAATCAATATCAAAAAATTTAGTTGTATAAAATTCGGGATAAGATGTAGAAGAAATAATTGACCAATGCAAAGTTTCGTTTGGAGGTATGTCTCCATTCGTAATATCATTGTAGCATAAATAAACATACAAACCATAACCAACATAGTTACCATCAGTATAGGCATTAGTATAATCATAATTATCATAACCATCATAATTAGGAACTAACATTGAAACAAATCCTTTCGAACTATATTGATTGCTATTTAATGACCTAACATATAATTTAAATTGTGAATTAACATATAGACTCGTATCAATAAAACTATTTGCGTTTGTTATGCAATACAATCTATTTGGTTTTAGTGTCGAATTGTTTTTTGCAGTTATGAAATTTTCATAAGTGATATTGATAACTTGATTGTTTATAATATCAGCGAGGTCAGTTGCACTTACTTGTGATGAACTACCAAACGCTAAATATGAATCTTTATTTTGCTGATGTGCTAAAGCACCTGTTGAAGTTAATTGCCAAACACTCGGGTCTGTATCGGGTAGTACACCTGTTGTCGGAGTTGCTGAAATATGAACATAAACATTACCATTATAAGAAACATATTCTGTTCCTGTATAAGTTGTTCCTATATTAAATGGAGCAATACCGCTTACATCATTTAACGATGTAATAGCATCGTAAATCTCAATGAAGTTACCATCAAGTTCTCCATAAGTTAATTCACTTCCTTTTGTTGTTAGTGGGGAGTGTGTACTACTGCGTAAAATTATATCTTGTATAGCCATTGTTTTATATTCTACTTGCTGAATTTAATTTATGAATTAATCTACCTGCTGGTTTTAAGTGGCAATCTGTTTGGAATAAAGTGTAAATATCAAGATTGTTCTTAATAAATTCAATACACTCGTTTAAGTATGCTGTTGCTTCGCTTCTTTTAGCACTTGCAATAGTTTGTATTATTGAAGCATCAGCTTTTTCAGAGTATTCATTTGTCTTTGCAACCATACCAAAAGGTGTATCCACCGCATTTTTGCTAAACATATAACGAGCATAAGTATAACAACTCAAAGAAGCTTTTAATCCTTGAAATGTTACTACATATCCGTTCTGATTTGTATATGAACCACCTTCTAATAATGTTTTATACTTATCTTCTAATCTATTTGTAACTAAATCGGTATATAAAGCGTTACCTAATGTATGCTTTATGTCTACCAATTGAGAAGCGAGTATGTGAGGTTGTAACATCTCTTCTTCTCTGCTATGAATTGCGACTTGGCAATAAGGAGCCATATCGTTTCTATTTATAAGTAGTGTTATTTGTTCAGCCATTATTCTAAAACTTGATTAGGTATTGTAGTTCCATTTACCATCGCACTCGCTAATTGATAATCTATACCATATACAATAACAAGGAAATTTATTTTCTGTTGAGGTGTTAATGCTTGGTCTGTGATTGTCGTTTGTAGTGCGGTTAATTTACCGACTTCAATTGTTTCTGAAATAGATTTTGTTTTTTTCTCTTCTGTTAAACCTGTAATCGGCACAATGGTATAATCATCTGTTTGTGATGGATTACCTTCAAACCAATTTTCTAATACTTGCTTAAATACAACACCAAGTTTTTCCCTCTCATCAGCCGTTCTTTCATCGTAAACAATTTTACCTTCTTCAATTTCCCTTGTTAAACCTAAACTTCCACTTACAGAGATTGAATGTAAAGCCTTTGGTTGCCCGTAATTACGAATGATATTTTCTACTACGGTTGTTTCAGTAAGTTCATAAACTTTATCGTTGTCTTGCTTTTCAATTTTAATTAACTCGGGTTTGCTGTTTGGTGTTGGACATTCTACAACTACAACTTTATGTGAATTGTCAACTCCTTGAAATGAATTTACCGCTTCTACATATTCATTCTTCTCAATATCATCTGCAAATTCTCCATTAAAAATCCAAAAGTAGTTAGCCATAAAGTCCGTACTAATACCTCTAAACTTCCACATCTTAATACCAGCATCAGTAAGTACATCTTCAAATACAGGGTCGCATACAGCAGGTGGATAAATTAAATCCCCCTTTTCAGAGTAATAATACACCTGTCCTTTCCAATTTTCAAAACCACCTGCTTTATCTATTTGAGAATAAATAGTATCAATGTCGTTTGAGTACAAATCAACCTCTATCAAAAGTTTTTTATCAAATGCCTTACCGCTTTCTCTTCCCCAATCACTATGAATTTTAACGCTTGTTACATTACCCAAGTCATCGGGAAGTGATAATCGTATAAACTCAAAAGGAATATACTTTATGGACATCGGTTGTAGTAAAGCATTGTATGTAATATGAAAAGCAAATCCTAAATACATTGACCTGTCGTAGCAAATCAGCTTATGTAAGTCGCCAAGTGTTTGTCCTTTTTCATTTACAACTAACTTTTCAAGATTTTCATCTTTATATCCTCTTCCTCTTAAATGCTTTGCATAAAGATTTGTGCAAGATGTACCTGTTCCACTTGAATTAATTGCATTACGAACTCGTTGCGGATATAGGTTGTCTATATCATACATTTGTACACCCAAACTTTTATCATCACGATTGTAAACTCGTTTAGTTGCAAATGATGGAACCGCTATTTTACTATTATTGTTCATCTTACAATGCAGTTATTGTTTCAATTTTTTTTTTACGACCTTTTTTCTTTGCAGGTGCTTCTGTAAATGCTTGGATTGTTATAGCAGGAGCAGGTATTTCTACTATGTCAAACAAATCGCTATGCTTTCCATTCTCTGCAATAAGTTTTTCTGCAATAATATCAGTAAGATTATGTTTTGTAACCATCATCTTCAAAGAATTGCTATACAACCTTACATCTTTTTTAAATTTATATTTAGTTGGTACAACATTACTATTTAATTCAGCATCATCTTCTTGTTTGCCTACTTCTTTTTGCAATCTCATTAAAGCCATATTTATATCGTTTGAACAACCTTTACAAAAGTTAATTGTCTTGTAAATTGTTGTGTAGTAATTATCAAATTCATTTTGTATTTCTTCATCTGTCATATATTTCTCAACAGAAATTGAAGCAAGAAACTCTTTTACTTTTTTTACATTAGCCATATTACAAATGTAATAAAAAAAGGTAGGGCATTATACCCTACCCTTTTTTAATCTAACAATAAACGAATGAATTAACAATCCCAAAGAGTACAAATCAATGTCTCAGTAGTTGCCAAATCGGTATCGAATAGAGATACAGGAGGTTTACTCTCACGAGCATACTCTTGTGTCTTTAATGAAATTTTAAACGCTCCAAGATTTTCAGTATCGTTTGGATTACGCTCCATTGTTTCAGCTTTTAGACCAGCACCAACACCATAAATTTCATACTTTGTGTCGCCTGTTGTAGAAACATAATTGTTCTCAACGATTGCAACAAAGTTACCATCTTTCATATTTACAATCTCCTTTTTAACCGCAGGAGAAATATTGAAGATTAAGAAACCTAATGTATGCTCATATTGGTTTACATACTTTCCTTTTACCATTGCAAACAAAGGCTCTGTAGATTGTAACTGACCTTCAAACTTGTAAAAGAATTTACTTGCTTTCATTGTGATATCTGTAACCAACATTGGATTTGTTGCATCGTAAGTAACAGAAGCAATATCATTTTTATTAGCAAGATAGAAAGTCGCTACAACACCTGCTACAAGAGGGTCTTCGCAATTTAATGTTACACCACCTGCGATAGCACCACAAGTCATAGCCATTTTCTTTCTGTCGCTTTCAGAATATCCATAAGACATTACTAAACCACCAACAAAAGAAAGTGTTGCAACTGCGTAACTTACTGAAGTGTCTTCTCCTCCAACGAGTGAGCCGAATACTATTGCAAATAACAACGATGTTATAAGCATATACATTACCTGTAATTTATTTGTTTTCATTTTTTATCCTCCTATAAATTAATAAGCAACTTGTACCATATTATCTAATGCGACTTTCGCATCAACCATTGCACCAAATTTAGCATACATCTTCTCATCATCACGAGAATACCAAGCATCAAGTTCTGATAAACTTCCTGTTGTTTCAACTCCTAACAATAAGTTAGATTTTGTAGAAAGTAATGCACGATGCGGTAAGTAAGAGTAAGTTGGTGTTGCATCATTACCAAAGTAAGAAGCAATCATTCTATCCCATAACTGAATAGGTAAAATCTGAATACCATTCCAAGTCAATCCGCTGATACCTGCTTCTTGTCTGTTGTAAGGTAAGTCAATACCACCTACTGCTTTTCTTTCTTTCTCTAATTGGTCATAAACAGATTGTGTTACATAGTAAGCCAAATCTGATTTTGACATTCCACGCAAACGCATATCTGCATCATACCATAAGCTATCTAAAGCGTTACCTGCTACTTGATTAGTAGTTGCGGTAGCATCAAACTTTTGGTCAGCGTAAGTAGTTTCAATGTTGTAAGTGTTTAATCCTGTTGTTGAATAACGAGCAGAATCAGCTGTAACGATATCAAATAATTGAGCCCAAATTCCGTCAATAGAATTAAAGAATGCAAGTTGCCCCGAAGTTAAATTGTTGTTTGTTCCAGCAACAATTCCTTTGTCACCAAACCAAAACATTCTCTGCATTACTTCTGCTAACATATCTTGCATTTGCTCCAAAATGAAACCTGCTAATTCTGTGTTTGTAAAGTCAGATTTGTTTACACCTGCATTTAGCATCCATTGAGTAAATGTAGCCATAAATGTTTGGTAACACTCTGCGTATCGGTCTCCGATATACTTTGGTTGCCAAGTTTTCTCTATCGTATTAAAACCCCAAGTTGAGTTCGTTGGAGTAGGACAAGCCGTAACATTCTTACCGCTTAATCCTGTATGTCTTTGGAATACGATTAATTGCTTGTCTGCTTTGATGTCCTGTTGTACGGTCACTAAAGAAGTCAACAAAGGGTCAGCGAAGAAACCCTCAAATAATGTTTCGCTCATACTCTCAACTTGTTTAGTCAAGAGTGTTGGAAGTCCTGTTACTAATGCCATTTTATTTTCCTTTTTTTTAAATTGCTAATGTTACTTTATTTTTCTTGTTTGCTTGAAATTCTTTAAATCTTGCTTTGATATCATCTTTGCTTAATTCTGTAGTAGTATCTAATGCAGTTTTATTGAAAGATGTTTTAGCAGATGGAATAGAAGCTTTAATGTTTAACTTACGAAGGTGGTTTGTAATTGCTTCAACCTCTTCAACCATTTGCTCGTTTGTTCCTTTTAATGTTTCATTCTCTGAACGCAACGCTTCTAACTCACTTGTTAAATTAGCAATTTGCTCTTCTAATTCAGATTTCTTTGCATTTAGAATTTCTAATTCCTTTGAAGCGGTTGTTTCATCAGTTGATGCACTTGCTTGCATTACAGCAGTAATAATACCACCTTTGCACTCAATCTCTGTTCCATCAGCAAGATAGTAACTTCCTTCCGCAGGTTGTCCTTCTACCATTACTTCATCTCCAACTGCAATAGTTGAACCCGACATAGTTATTTCTAACTCTTGACCATCTTTGGTCATAACACTTTCGTTCAATACAACACCAGCGTTTTTTAATTCCGCAAATGCTTGTTTGAAAATTTTTCCGATTTTGCTCATTTGATTTTTATTTTGATTATTGTTTTTATATGTAGCAAATGCCTTAACAGGAGATAAGATTTCAGTTGCAAATTTTAATTCTAAAGCATTTTCAGAACTAATAAATTTGTCTTCGTTCATTAAATCTTGAATAGTTGTATTATCTATTCCTGTATGTTGTGCGTAAAAGTCAATTAAATTGTTTTCAATGTTTCTTAACTCTTCTGCTTTACGAATAAATTCTGATGCATCACCTTCAGCACCACTCCAAGGATTATGTATTAAGAATTGAGTTGTATTATACAGCTGTCTTTTTTTACCTGCTAAAAATATCACCGTAGCGATTGAAGCAACAATTCCAACTCCACGAGTTGTAAGTGGTTTGTTTAAAGAAAGTAAATAGTTGTATATCGCATATCCTTCAAATACTTCTCCTCCACCGCTATTTATAATTACTAAATACTCATCTACAACACCTGCTGATTTAACCTGCTCCATTACATTCTGTAATGTTACTTCGTAACCACCAATTGAGCCGACTATATTTATTTGACCTACTTTACTCATATAACAAATGTATGTATAATTTATATCACTTTTTTTGCAGGAGTGTGCAAAGGTTTACGCATTGTTTTTAACGCTCTGTAAATGGTTGTTTCTGAACATCTAAACTCTGTTGCAACTTGGCTTATTATTATTTTGTTTGATGTCCTTCTATGTCTTTCCGCTTGGTTGTTTACTCTTTCTGTTATGTCAAAGTATGTACTTGCCTTTGGACTTATCAGACCTACGGATATCAATTTAGGTAGTGAACCATTTTCTTTGAGCCGTTTAATTTCGTTATAAACTTGCTCTGCTTTCAATTGTTGTGACACGATTTTGTATGGTGTTAATTTCTTGAACTGACACTATCGGACTTGGAGCAGATGCAAATCCACTCGAAATTGCACTCGTAAGCATTTCCATTGAGTTCATTAAAGGAGCGGTTATGTTTGTAGTTGTAAAACCACCATCGGCAAACGGCTTTACACCTGTACTTCTCCATTGTTCTAATGAACTAAATAAAGCAGGATTTTGTTGTATCTGCCAATTAGGAGCAACATACTCCGTTCCTTTTTCACCTGCTAAATTCCATATTGTAGGTGTACGGACATAACCACCTTTAAAGTTTGCGGAATAAACAGGGTTGTATTCCTTCATTGCATTTTCTAATGTATAACCACCTTCTTCGTTCTTTGAAACTTTTGATGTATTTGCTATACCTCTCGCCAATGCTCCAGCTGATAATACACTTGCAAGAATCGTAGCACCAACACCACCATACAAAGTTTTAGCTGTATCCATTGAAGCACCTATCCAATAGTTACTAATCTCCTTATATGTATTAATCCATATCTCTGCAATACTTAATGCTTTTAGTACATCTTTATATTCTTTTCTGTTTTTAGTATCAGTTGCAAATAAGGACTTAAAAGCATTAACAATATTTAAAGCATCAGAGAATTGTTGCTCTTGCTGTTGCTTTAATATTTCAGTTGTTCGTTTAGAATCTTCAATTAGTTGGTCATTCTTTGTTTGTTGTATATCTAATTGAGTTTGAGCAAGTGCTTGCTCCGTAGATATTATTTGTGCTGAATTTTCTGTTGTAACTTTGAGCAATAAATCATCGTTCTCTTTTTTCTTTTGTGCTAATTCAGTATCGTATTGCTCTTGACTAATTTTTTTACTTGCTAATTGCTGGTCAAGTATTGCCTTCTCTTTATTAAATAACTCCTGTGTTTGTAATGCCTGTGTACCTGCTGATGCTCTTTGTAATGCAAGTGTTTCAGCTAATCTTTGCTGTTCAATTAATAAACTTTGATTTGCAAATTCTCGCTGTTGTTCTACCTTTCTATTTTCTATTTCTGTTGCTGTTGCACCTGCATTTATTAAAGCGGTTATTTCATTTGCCTGTTGTTGACTTAATTGAGTTAATCTTTGATTTGCACTTTGTTCTCTTTGTGCAATTTGTTGGTCGGTAAACTCTTTATCTTTTGCAAGTATTTCGTTGTATGTCTCTTCCGCATATTTAATCTCAATTTCCCTCACTCTTTTTGCACTTGCTTCAATTAATGATTGTCTTAAATCTGCTTCTGCTTTTCCTTTCTTTTCAATATTTGCAAGTGCATCTTTTAATGATTGTGCTTCTAATTGTAATTCCCTTGTTTTACCATCTACAATTAAATTCAATCTGTTATTTATTGCTTGACTTTCGGCTTGTTCAATTTCTTTTGCTCTTGCTTTTCTATCAGCTGTTATTTCTGCATTGATGACTGCGATTTTTGCTTGGTATTGTTTTTCGATTACTTCTTTACTTGCACCTGTTTCTTCAGCGGTTGCAATTGCTTCATCTCTTTCTTGTTTTGCTATTTGTCTTCTTAAATCAAATGCTTTTTTACCTCCTGCTTCTGCAATGGTAAGTTCTGCTTGTGCAAGTGCTTTTGCGTTACTTATTGCTTCTGCATTTAACCTGTTTCTTAATCTTGATGTTTCTTTTGCTGTTTGAATTTCTTTATTTGCAATTTCATCTTTTATATCACCAACTTTTATTTCAAGGTCTGCCTGTTTATCTAACTCCTCTCTTGTAACAGAACCCGACTTTTGTTTCTTTGCAATCTCTTCATTTAATATTCTTAATCTTTCCGCTTCAATTCCAAGTGTTAGTTCAAGAGCCTTCTTCTCATCTTGATTTGCTTGTTCAATTAATTTAATTCTTTCAGTTGCTGATTTAGTTCTGTCCTCTGATAACAATCTCGCTCTTTGTGAACTATCGTTGTACTCATCAACTGCTTTTTTATTTCTTATTTCCGCTTCTTCTAACTTAACTTTTGCATCTTCAAGTTGTGCTGTCTTCTTTGCACTTTCCACCGCTTCATTACCAGCGTTCTTAAAAGCACCAACAAAAGCACCAAAGTCAAGAGTTGCAATAGCAGTACCTAATTTAACCACCGTACCTACAATAGAATTTATTACACTTCCTACTACTGCTGTAACTTTTGCAACCAAGTCCATTCCCTTCTGAAACTTTTGAAAGTATTGAATAAGTGAACCTACAATAACAACCAACGCTCCAATTCCTGTTGCGACAATAGCACCTTTTAAAACTTTCATTCCATTAGAACCAACATTTGTTCCAACTGAAATTTGTTTACCACTTTCAGTTCCTGCTTTACCTACATCGGCAATACTTTCTTTTACTTCTGTTGCCTGTTCGGTTACCTCTCCTAAACTTTCTGTAGCCGTTGTAATGCTTTCAGTAACCTTCTCAACCGCTTCCACCTCCTCTTCTGCTTCATCGGGATTAAAGAAACTTATACCCGATACGCTTGATATTGTTCTTGATACCGTACCAATACCATCAGCAAATAATTTAACACCTTCTTTTGCTAATGTTACACCCGCACTTGTTTGAGTTACTAATTGATTTAATTGACTTGTGGCTTGACCAAATAGTCCCATCTCTTGCCACGCTTCTTTTATGCTGTTCTTGTAGTTACCTACATTTAATCTTCCATCTTTAATTCCTTCTCCAAACTTTATTAAACCTGTTTTTAAATTATCAACTTCTGCTTTTGCTTTTTTATATTCAGCTGTTAACTCTACAGTACCATCAGCATTTATTTTCATTGTACCTTGCAGGTTCTTTAATGCGATATCTGCCTGTGTCCACCTACGATACAACTGCTCGTAACTCCCCTCGTTTGCTTCGTTCTCTTTAATGTTATTCTGTAATTCTTTTGATAAATTAGAATATTCACCTTTAAGAGTTTTTAGTTGTGCTTCGTTACCTTGTAATGCTTTATTTATTCTATTGTATGATTCACTACCAACTTCAACTTCTTTTAATCCATCCTTTAATGTTTTATTACTCGCAGTAAGTAAATCAATGTTCTTCTTTGTATTTTCCAGCTGTCCAATTAATTCTTGTGCTCTTGGACTTGCTCCTAAACTTTCTCCAATGGTATCTCCTACTTGATTAATTGCTTGTTCAAGTGCTTCCGCCTGTTGTAAAGCGAGTGCATCTTGTTCCGCTTTCTTTTTAGATGCTTCTTCTTCTTGCTTTATCTTTTTAGCAAGTGCTTCTTCTTCTTTCTTTGCTTGCTTCTCTGCATCACCGCTTCTTTTCTTTTGCTTTTCAGTAGTCGCATCAAACTCCTTTCCGTAATCAGTAAATGTCTTTTTTAATCCACCTACTTCTTCGTTTAATCCTTTAATATTCCTGCGGACATCTGTAAGACCTTTATTGATATTTGCAGTATCAAATTGTAAATCTATAAGTATTGTTTTCTTTTCAGCCATTGTTTAAATTAATTTTAATAGTTCAACTTTTGTTGGTTTCCCCTCTGTCCAATCATTTATCTTTTGCAAATAGAATACAGAGTTAAATTGTTGAATATAAATTGTTTTGCGGTAATCTATATTTGCAATATCATTTGAACTTAAAATCATAAAGCAATTTAATTCTTTGTAAACGGAAAGAATGTAATTTATGTACTTGTAATAACTATTAAGAGCAAAATTAAATCCGATTGTTTTTTGAGTTGGTGCTGGTGTTCTGTCGCCATTCGCAGAAATGCCAATCACTTTTTTATTTGTTATACTTACAAACTCATATTTCTTACTCCATCTAACATCTCCGAATAAAGTGGAATCCGTACTTATGTAATAGTTGCCAATCAAGATTTTATCATCACCTGCTACTTCATAAGGATTTGTTGCATTTACTATAAATTTCTTAATCCACATTATTGTATAGTCGTATGTTATAGCAGGGAAAACATATTGCTTAAATAGTTTTTCCTGTGGAAATCCGTAAGCAATTTCAATTACCTTTTTATCTTCATCAAGTGTAGTATCATTTACTTGAATAACACCTTTACCAATTTCACCAACCTCTTCCGCATTATTGAACTTAAAAATACTATTCTGTCCGTAGGCACTTGCTCTTGTATTCCAAACAGATGCTTCAATATTTACTATTCTATCTGACCAATCTAATTGACTATTTATATTGTTGTAGGTATCTTCCAAAGAATAAAACTCAACAACTCTTGTATTCTCATCTACAATAATAGTACAGCAGAATAATTGAGCAATCATCTTTAAGAAAGTGCCTATTGTAATATCGGGTAGTATTGTACCTGCTGTTACAATTGTATTAGACCATTTAATATCTACAACACCACCTGCTACCAAAGACCAAAATAAATTAGGTTGTGGTAAAATATTGTTATTACCACCATCTTGTAACGCTTTATACAAACCTGCTCCTGTTCCACTTGAAACATTTACATAGTCGGGATTTGCACCGCCCCTATAATAATTTGATGAACTATAAGTTGAATAAACATTATCGGGAACTGATTTTTGAATTTTTCTATTCTCATCTGTTGTTCCGTAATCTTCAATGTATGTTACATCAAGAGTTAAATTGCTTATTGTGTTGTTTAGTTTGTTACTTGTTACACTTATGCTATAATAATTATGAGCGACAAACCTTTCCTCTGTAATATATTCAAGTGTATATGTTCCTGTTTGTATTGTAGATGCAAATGTAGAACCTGTTGTCGGTAGTATTACTTGTCCTGTTGCTTGATTAGTTAATGTAGCAATAACGCTATCTCTGTAACTACCATTAGAAGTAACAATAATATTTGAACTTGCCGTATTTATTGTTATGTCACACTTAACAGCAACCTTACATTTAACATTATCTGCAAAAGATAAATACTTTAATGAATTTGTAGTGGAGTACGATGTAATAGGTGCTACTGCTGTTTGATTGTAATACTGACTGAATGGTACAATACTTAATCCTTCTGCTTTAAGATTACCACTTGAATCTTCTTCTGTTAATTGAATAACGCTGTTTGTTGTAAGTGTTTGATTTGTTAAACAAGCGGTGTTAAAAGTATATCGTTTGTAATAATATTTATCTCTTTCAAATTTTCCTTTTGCGAATGGGAATATAGCTGACTTAAATTCTGTTTTATCAAATATATTTCCTTTTATCGTATATCCCAGCGTTTTACTAATTGCTTTTATAATTGCAGAGAACTTTATTGCAGGTAACATTCTATCGTAGTCAGCAAATAATGAACTCGCACCAACATAAACTTCCCCTATTCCATTTGAGTTGTATTGTATAAAAGGATAGATATAATCTTTATCATCATCAAAAGAAGCAAGTATGTTTTGATTATTGTAGTAATGGTCAAACTCGTTAAAGTTGCAATCTAAAAGCATTCTTCTTGAAATTATTTGATAGAATGGAGAAGCATCAAAATAAAAAGTCAACCGCAATTCATTATAACCAATACCATCATTTTCAATTATGATATTTCCTTTGCCAATCTCAATTCCATTTACCTTTAATACAGCATTTAGTTTATTATATGCTAATCTATCCGCTATGTTAAATGTAAATACATTCTTTAATATCCTTGCATTGTTGTCTGTCCTTGGAATTGTAAACGACCTGCTAAATGAACTTGACTTTTCAGATAACTCATTAAAGTTCTGTGATTGCAATACAAGAGCAACCGCTGTACTCTCATAAAGGTCAAGTTGTTCATCGTTAACTATTAATTCAATCCTTGTCATTAGTTTGGTATTGTATAGAAGTTTGGTAATTCAAATGTAACTTCAACATCAACCCTGTCTGCTAATGGTGAATACTTAAATCCTTTTGGTGCTACATTTACACCAATCCAAGCGAGAGAAGGATTTGTTGTAAGTTTTGTTGCATCGTGCAACATAAACACCTGTGGACTTTTCTCAATCCCTGCTATTCCTTTTATTGAAGATATAGAAACACTATCTCCGCAGGTTATTGTCTTTACTTGGTCTGCAATTACAAACTTACTTTTAACATTTGTAGTTTCAATGTTCTCTACATATAAAGAGTAATCTGTATTATGTTTAGCAAGATAATTCTCCTCTGTATTGTTATCAAACAACCAATAATCCCAGCCACCGAGCGAGTTCTTCCACATTAAATAAACAGGATTTTTTCTGCATCTTGTATCAATATACACCTTCTTTTTTTCTGTCACTCTTATTGAAGCACCGCTACTATTTAATACATCATCCGTATAAAAGTCGGCTACATAATTTTCTGCTACATAGTATTCCCCTGCTGTTCCGTTTGCTTCAATCCAAGCTTCAATGTACTCCGTTCCTGTTGTATAATTCCCTGTAAGCAACAAATGGTTTACTCCACCGCTTTCTGATTTATTAATTATCTCATCGTAATGGTTTGTGTTGTTTCCTGTTGCATCATATTCATCTTCTTCAAGTGTAATGTTTGTTTTACCTGCTGAAAGGTCTTTATTAAATATCCAATTCAAAGCAAATGGAAATCCTATGAATTTAGTCGGTGTTTGAAATTCAGTTAAGAATTTTACCTCTCTTTGTTTTGGTGTTGTAAGGTAATCAGCAAAGTTTTGTCCATATTGTTCAAGTATGTTTTTAACACCATCAATAGCGTAGTATGTTATTGCTGTATTACCATTACTATCTAATTTGTCAGTTGTAAATTCCTTATATGAGTTTATTCCAATATTGTAACCTGCATTGTAATACAACTTAAAACTTAAATAAGAGTAAATGTCTTTTAGATTGCGTACATTAAATGTAAATAGATTTTGCTTCTGCATAGCATAAGTCAATAATGCCTTTACATCCATTTTAACAAGTCCGTTTGCCTGTGGAGTTCCGTATAAAGTACCAAGTTCAATCTCTTGATTTGTTGTAGGTGTAATACCAACAAGTTTTACATACGCTCTGTATAGTTCCCTTGCATTTGCAATAATATAACCGCCTGTATCACTACCGATATATGGAATGTCTGTTATTAAATAATAACTTGAACCGATATTACCTACTGATTTTAATGTACCTGTAACACCATTGTAAAGACCATTAGCAGAATAAATTGTTAAAGTGCTGTTGATTATTGCAAGTCCATTCGCTATTGGAATAGGTACTTGTACTTGAATGTTGCCTGTAAAGTGTGGAACGATTGATAAAATGATGCTATCCGTTCTTTGAAACTCAAAAATGTAAGGTAGTCGGTTTGATTGCCATCTTGATAATAATGGTAAATCTGTATCGTTTACTTCGGGTCTTTTAATTAGTTGTATCATAACTTAAATGTATTTGCAATTTGTTCTGCAAAATCTTTTTGTATTTCTATTTTAACTTTATCAATAACACTATCAATTCTTTTTTGTGTCAATACAGCTGATTGTATTTCCCTTGTTTCCCCGAGTAAGTTTAGTAATGTTCCTCTTTGATGTATGGCTCTTGTAATAACAAAAGCAAGTGCGTCCTTTGTCATTTTGCCCTCGGGTTGAATACCTTTATCATCAATCCATTGTCTTATTATGCTTTTTAACTTACCTTTCCTGCTACCTTTTTTTGTTACTCCTCTTCCTGTTTCAATAAACTCAAAGCCAGCACCACCATTTATTCCAAAGTTTATTTTATTCTTTGTTACTGAAATATTTGCTTGTAATGAGTTGCTTGTCTTACCGCTTGCATTTGCACCTGTTGAAATAATTAAAGAACGAATTTCTGCGATGATATTTGCACCTTCTTCGTTCAATATTCTATTTATTTCTTGCTCTAACATTGATAAACAACAGGTTCAATAATTTCCATTGTAAAAGTAAACACATATCCAATAAGGTTATCATCGTATTCGTGCAATACTTCTTTTCGCATTACCTGTCCGATGGCAATTTTATTCTTTGGGTGCTTATTTAAATTAGTTATAAACTTAAAGTATATCGTTTGTAGTTGTTCCAACCTGTCTAAATACACCTGTGTTTGTTCCTCATCATTTACAATATCTTTTGTATATGGTATTAAATCTGTTACCTCTCCAATGATTTCATACTTTGAAGTAATAAGGTTGTTCTGATAAACTTGGTCTTGAGGATTTACAAGGTGTATAAATATGC